GAAATACTTGAGGAGAACCAACACGCCAATACGATTATTGTGTACAACTTTCAAGCAGAGCTTGAAGAACTTAAACGCCGATACCCTAATGCGCGGACAATCGACCAGCAGGGTGCTATCTCATCGTGGAACGCAGGGCGAGTAGAATTGCTACTCGTCCACCCTAAGTCAGCAGGGCATGGGCTTAACCTTCAATTTGGCGGCAGTAAAATGGTGTTCGTGTCGCTTCCTTGGTCACTTGATAGATATGAGCAGACCATTGGACGATTGCACCGTAGCGGACAAAAGAACGCCGTATATTGCTATGTACTGCTAACAGACAAAACCGTAGACGAGCGCATATTTGCAAGTCTACATGACAAACGCGCAATTTCAGATATTGCCTTGGAGGAATTAAAATGAACAACTTAACATGGCGCGACATCTTCTTTAATTTGAATACTTACACAGAAGGTGAATTACAGGTGATGATTGAGTCAGAGCGTCACGGTAAACGTAGACGCTCTATTTTGGTACGTTTGCATCAGCGCTATTGCATCCTTCGCGCAACTCGTGAACGTGATGATTTACTCGCTTAAAAACAACTCCGCTTCTGCATTTCTGCGTCGAGTAAGACCGGCTAATACTTTACCGCCAGCCTTGTTCCAGCGCAGAAACTGCGCCGCTATTTCAGACTTAGGTTCATCGGCTTTTAGCATCTTAACAAGCGTTGACGAAACAAAGTTGCCCGTGCCAATGTTATAGCAAAAGCATACCAGCGCATCAAACTCGTTCTGTGTTAGCTCGACCTTAACCGCGTTTACAGCGTGTTCGTATGGGGCAAGCGTTTGCGCAAGCAAATGTAAAGCCGCTGCTTCGGTTGGTAGCGCCTGATTGGCTTTCACAGGTGTTCCGTCAGCGTAGCGAGTTGAGCCTATGCCAATCGTCCACACGCCTGCGGGGCATTTATATGACAATAACTTACAGCCTTCAAATTCTTTAATTAGGGCTAACCCTTTTTCACCTATCTTCATTTCTTTTCCCGTAGCAATAGAATAGTGGTCAGTTTTTGCGTCAGTCTTATCATGTCATTATCCAGCACCCGCACTTGGTCGATTAGCTCAATTAGCGCGTCGGTGGCTTCTTGCAGGATAGGCTTTACGACGGTGGTTGCCCAAAGCCATACAAAGTAGACAATATAACCCATGCCGCCAGCGGCAATAATTGGGAATCCATACTGGTTAATATATTTAGCGATTGCATCAGCGTCCATTAATCTTTCCTCTCAACAGGAGGTGGTCTTGGTTTGTCTTTTTCTTGCGGTATGTTAAGCGCCGTTGCCGCCAACTCGTCAATCTTGGTAATGTCGCACGACATAGCGGTGACGCGCTTATCAAGTTGCTTGATAATGCCAATTAGGCTTTTAATCTTCTCAAGGACGCTATCAAGCAGAAATTTCTGCGTCAGGTAGACAAAATACATTCCGCCAGTTGCCGCCGCAATAGGAAACCCTACGTCCGAGGCAAATTGCAGGAATTCCATTATTTACTCGTCCACCAAGCGATGAAAGAGAACAGTGCGCCAACAGTAAAGACGATACCGCCGATAAAGCCCTTGTAGCGCGTCTGCTCGGTTTTCATCTCGTCAAGCGCGGCTATTATAGCGTCTAGCTTTCTCCCTCTGTCTTCAAACACTTCTTCTAGCGCATCAATGCGCTGCTCTACTTTAGCTAAACGGCAGGCTTCGTCGGGCATCTCGACCTCACTTCAAGAATCTAAGTTTATAAAGCACGGTGAAATAAGTTTCCATTACTCCATCGATTAGGTTTTGAATTGGCGTGTCATCTTTACCGCAGACTTTATAGCGGTTTTCGTCAATCCATGTCACTTGTTTCTTTAAGAAGTCTTCAATATTATCGACATTTTTACTGCCGATAATTTCTAAGTCTTTTAGCAGTTGATAACTGCCTTGATACGCTTCTGTAATGCCGTCTGCCTGTTCAATAATCTCATGATAAAAGTCGTTAAGCGCCATGTGAGCGGCATAACTTCTAGTGCGAAGATGCTCACGATGGGCAACATCTCTTGCAAGGAATAATAATGAAATAAAATGCTCCATTATAAGACCTTATCAATAGACACTTGTGAAATTGAGCCGCTATCAACAAGCAGTTGAAGCCAAGGCTCTGCATCGGAAACAAGCAATGGTTGTGCAAACTCGACCTTCACCGTAGTGATTTCATCCGTCTTGTTATTATCCCATTTGATTTTCTCGGCAAGCGTTAATGCGTTGCGTATGTCGTCTAAAGATATGCGTTTTGGTAGTGCTGCTGGTATAACAGGCGCAGGGGAAATGAAAATACCATTAACATACTCGTCACCAATATTTGCCGTGTCTGACTTAACAAGCACCCAATCACTAGGCATTAAATGTACATCTTCGTCACGCAAAACAAGGGTATTTTCTACTTTTGAATTTAATATTTTTGCGTATTTCATTACTCTCTCCAAAAAATAAGGCAATATCCACCCGTGCCTGCGGTAATGTTAATAAACGAATTGATAGAGCTATCTTGATTGCTGACCCCTCTAGCGCCTTGACCGCCATACCCGTAAGCATTATTTAAAGGTGAGCTTCCGCCAGCGCCACCGACAACGTATAAAGATTCTGTCTGCCCTGCGGTAAGAATAAACCCATTAGACCCCGTAGCGCCGTTATTTCCACCAAGCCCTCCAAGCCCTCCAAAACCGTGATATACGTTACCGCCAACTTGAAAGAAATCGCCGTATCCTCCACCAGTACCGCCCGCAGCGGATAACGAAACGCTTGTTCCGGTCACTGTAGACGTTCCTCCTGTAGCGCCCCCTGCACCAGCAGAAGTAGCCGCCGCGCCGCCTGAGCCTAAAGACACAGTTAAATTTGACGTAATTTGAACGATTGCAGTGGTTAAATAGCCGCTACCTCCTCCACCTCCGCCGCCACCAGTTAGCTTAGTAGTTGATTGTCCATAACCGCCAGAACCCCCACCACCGCCACCACCAAGCAGAACAACCATACATTCAGTCACCGCGCCAGAAGGTCGCGTCCATGTACCGCCGCTAGCAAATGCTTGAGAACGATTCCACCCGCCACCAGCACCGCCAGTGCCTATAATAGCGCTCATTTGTAATGTCATTTTTTAAATCCTATATTAAAGAACAATTACCCAGCCTTTAGTGCTGCCGGTATATACGAGAGTTACGTTTCTATACGCAACATTTAATTCAAGATTTTGCACTGTCCCCATGATTTTTAAACCGTTAGGGTTAATAGTCAACGCGTTAGTGCTAAACGTGCCAGCATAATCTCCAACTGACACAGCATCATTGACTGCGGGAGATGCAGGAAGTGTAATGGTAAACGCCGCTGAAGAAGTATCGGCAAGCACTCTATCGCCATTAACAGCAGTATAAGTTGTGGTTTTTGTAGTCCATAGACCAAAAGCCTGCGTAGAGTTAAAGACAATATCGCCCGTCATTGTACCGCCAGCTAACGGAAGAAACAGTGCAGCAGCGGCTGTTAATTGCTCATATCTTACGGAGTCACCATTCGATGTACCAGCAGCTAAACCTGTGAGCTTTTTGCTGTTCATTGGCAAGTTAGCCAATGGCGTAGATTGACCGTCACGCGTCAAGCAATTTGTCAGCGCTGTAGCAATGTCGGTATTGGTGTTGTTTGTCGTTGACGAAGAAATCGTTGTGCCTGTGACAACGGGGTTGCCAGCAGGCAAGCTATATGTTCCTGAACCGTTAAAAGGCATTATTTTTCTCCTGTTATTGAGGTGACTGCGCCAGCAGCAGTGCGTGGAAGAATTCTACCATATTCTATAGCAGCAGAGGGAATTGCGTATTCCTCAGCTTTTTGAGCGCGTTCTAGCGCAGTAGCAAACGCTTCTGACGACATCAATTCTTTAGAAATTTTATCTGCAAGTTTAGCGTCTGCTGATTTTAATAAAGAAGTGTGAATCCATTTAACTAACGAAAAGCCTTCAGTTAACGAAAAAGGTAACGTCGGCGTAGCTTCAGTCGCCATTTTAATTGTTCCTTCTTTTGCTTTACGTCCGCTAGACGCCAATTCAGCAAATTTCCGCTGGTTGCTAAGCGTAGATAAAATATCTTCTACTGCACGTTTTACCTGTGGTTTACCTTCAGTCAAATTGTCTAACGCTTGTGCGGTATCATAAGGATGCGCGGGTGCTTCTTTCTTAACACTTTCTATTAATGACTGAATATTAGCGGTTTCTTTAAAATCTGCCAATTTAGCCGCGCCTTCTTCTTTACCATAAGTCGCTTTTAGTGCTACCGCGATACGCGAGTTTTCTAACGCTTTAGCCGTTTTAGCGCCTGCATTTTCAACGCCTGCTGTGATAGGCTCAAACGCATTATTGATGACTTGCTTTGCCAATTCGGGTTTAGCTTCAGGTGTTAATTTGTGCAATATGCGCCCCATTACGCGAGCGTCAGCGTTAACCGCTACTTTAGCTAAATTTTCCGCATCAGTTGCACCACTTAAATCTTTGGCTGATTTGCCAATAATGCGCTGTTGGTTTGCAACCGATTCATCTACTACTTTAGGGATTGCTTTAACTTGTTCGCCAAGCGCCGCTTGACTTCCTTCAACCTGTTTCATGCCGCGCATAATTTCAACAAGTCTATTTTGAATACCAAGACCCGTAGAATCTAACGTTGCCAACGCTTCACGATTATCTTTTAAAAACTTTTCAGGTGATTTACTTCCCTGCACAACCTCATTGTTAAACTTACCTTCAACGCCGGTTTTAATCACCTGCATTGCTTCTGGGTCGTTGCCAAACGCCCGCATATAGTCAGTTGCATGGTCAGGGTGAAGAAACTTATCGGCTACCTCAGAAGGGTTAATTTGAGGTCGAGCAAGCGTATTCTCACGCGTTAGCTTATCTACCATACCCTCACGATACGGTTGCGCTACTGTTGTTCTATAAAGCTCATTGGCTTTATTAAACATAGCTTTTGCTTCTTCTGGCGCGTGTTGAGCTATAGACGCGTCAATACCTTCTTTTAACTTATATAAATTAGCGCGTGTCAGATTAGCGCTAGTGTCAGAATTTCCTTCGATACTTCTAATATCTTCTAACACGGCAGACCGTAAAGCATGAATATCTTGTAGCGTTCCACCATAAGGTAAATCCGCCGATACGGGCTTCATTGGCCTACCTTTAGCGTCTAATAGTATCGGCGCTTCACTCTCTTTAGCTTTAAACACGTCTAAGGCTTCGTGAACTTTAGGTGCAATTTTAGGGTCAATAGCAGTAGAAACTTTATTTTTAATCTTTTCTGCTTTATCAAGTAAAGGTTGAAAGCTAAAAGGGGCAGGCGCTAAATCGTAAGCCTGTTGATATAGCGGGCTTACCGCCGCTTTAGCTTGGCTTTCAAGCGCTTCTTTGCGCCCTATAATAGCTTCGCCAAGCGGACGTTGCGCAGGTTGTGCAACGCTTCCTTCTAACGCTTGTTTTTGCTGCTGTATTGCCCCTTGCTGTGTTTCTGCTTGTCGTAATAATTCCGCTGTACGAGCGGCTTTAGTATCTTCAAGAGCGCCTTTTTGTGCAATTACCGCATCACGCACGTTTTGATATGGCGCGTTTTTACTTACTTCGCTAACAGGCAATTCACCTTGATGAATCGCATTAAGTGAGCTTTGCGCTTGATTAACTTTTGACGCTAACGCTTCCGCTTCCGCTTTGCGCTTAGCTGTCCATTCTTTAGGGTGCAATTCTTCTGACGTTTTAATAGACCCCGCTAATTCAGGAGATTCCATTTGTACCGCTAATTGTTCAGGGGTAAGATTTTTACCTCTTAATTGTTCGACCATTGCAGGTATATTTTCAGCGTCGCCTGCAATATCGCGCATTTTTCTACTTGCCATTGCTTCACGCCCGCGTTCAAACACAGGCTCAACAATTCTATAGCCTAATTTAGCGGCGGGGTTAATGACAGATGTTGCCGCGCTTACGCCCGCGCCTACAGCGCCGCCCGTAAGTCCTCCATCTTCTTCAGGAGCTATCACTTGCCCTGTAAGCCCACCAACACCTGCCCCAGCAGTGGTTTTAGCTAATAGATTTTTAACAAACCCTTTTGCTTCGCCAGTGCTTAAGCCGCCAGATTTTAACGCTTCGACAAAGCGTTCAGGCGCTTTAACTACCTTTGCAACGCCGCCTAATGCGCCGCCAATAGGGTATGTTGCGGCTATTTCACCCCCAAATTTACCCACGCCATACGCGCCGCTTTCAGGTTTAACACCTAAATCAGCCAACTTTTGCTGAACTGCCGCTTTGTACTCCGTTGCTTTGTCAGACGGCACTGCTTGAACTAAGTTAGCCGCGTTAATAGCCGTATTTGCTACCCCTCCTGCAACGCCTCCAGCTAAATTTTGTG